TTGACCACAGAGGTAAGCCCTTGCCAAGACCTACTATGGATCTAAATAGCTTTAGAGAAGCAGTATCTAACTGCTTTAAAAGATCCAAGAAGGTAAGATCAGCAAAGTGTCCATCCTGTAATGGTTTGGGTGGTTACTTTAAGGTCAAGAAGGATGGTACTAATTTTAAGAAGCAGACTAAATGTGAAGTCTGTGCAGGGAAGGGTACTATCTATATTGATCTGGAAGATAGGGGAGGTTTAAATTTGCCCCCTCGACTTTCCCTAGCTTCTGCTGGTGGTTTCAAGACTGACAAGAACACACTCAGTATGCTTTTAAACGAAGTAACTGATCCAAGGGCTAAGAAGTTTATAGAGTCCATTGTGCGACTGTCAGCTATTGAAACTTATAGGTCTGCCTTTATAGAGGGCATACGAAAAGGTATTAAGAGTGATGGATTGCTCCACGCAAACTTCAATCAGTGCATAACAGCAACTGGTAGACTAAGTAGTAGTAGTCCTAACCTACAGAATATGCCTAAAGGCAGACTCTTCCCTGTACGTAAAGCATTCGTTAGTCGATTTAAAGGAGGAGAACTTGTCGAAATCGATTACTCTCAACTTGAGTTTAGAGTGGCAGGAATACTCGCAACTGATGAAGTTGTTAAGCGAGAAGTCGAGTCTGGCTTTGACGTTCACGCCTATACTGCCAAAGTCCTCTCTGATAACGGAGAACCTACTGAAAGAGGAGCAGCTAAAGCTTCCACCTTCCGTCCTCTTTATGGGGGAACACAAGGTACAACTGCTCAACGAACCTATTTCAAAGAGTTCTTCAACAAATATAAAGGCATCTTTAAGTGGCATGAACATCTCCAAAACGAAGCCATCCAGCACAAAGTAGTCACCACTGCTACTGGTAGACAGTTTAGTTTTCCTGATTGTCAGAGAAACTTCTCTGGTACAGCTACCTACAAGACACAGATCGTCAACTATCCAGTGCAGTCAGTGGCTACTGCTGAGATCGTACCACTTGGCGTAATAATATTATTCAACAAATTAAAGGAACTAGGATTACAAAGCATAGTAATTAATACTGTGCATGACAGTGTTCTCATTGACACTCATCCAGATGAACTAGATATAGTCAAACAGATAGGCCCACAGTGTTTGTTAGAAGCGCAGCAGGAAGCAAAGAGAAGGTTTGGTTTGTCTGACTATATCCCACTTGAGGTTGAAATGTCTCAAGGAAAGAACTGGATGGAGCAGGAGGATTGTAATGATTAATCTTATTGGTGTTCGTTACATATACGTTAAAGATAAATTTAATTCTTATAAAGAGTATAGGAAAGAATATATCAAACAAATAAGAGATAGAGATAAAGATAAAAAAAATAAATCAATTAGAGAGAGAAGAAAAAATGATTTAAAATGGGCAGATAAAGTAAGAAAACAAGCTCAAAAAATTAGAAATGTTGCTGGTCCTACTAGGTTCTATTTAGGACAAAAAATAACTCAGTTACAAAGAAGATATAAGGCAGGAAAAGTGAAAACTTGTACTCTAACAAGAGATGAATTACTTGAATTAATACCTAAAGATTTAAAATGTCCTATTTTTAAAAAACCTTTTAAATTTAATTGTCACAGTCAATGGAATCTATCTATTGATAGAATAGATAATGACAAAGGATATGATAAAGATAATGTTATTATAGTATCAAAAAAAGCTAATCAAATGAAAAGTAATGCAACTCTAAAGGAAATGTATATGGTAGCAGATTTTTATTATGAATTGGAGAAAAAACAACTTGACAAATGAGCAGTTTTATGTTATAAAGGTTTCTTTTTTGAAAGGTGAAACACATGAATGAATTAGCAACAATAGATACAATGTCTGATAACCTAGATGCCCTATACTCTGTTATAGATACAGGGCCAACTTTAGCTAGGGCTAGGATAAATAGAGACAGTTCCGTAGAGGTAGGTGGTGAGTTGGTAAGTAATATACCAGTTCCATCTATTGCTTTGGAGCATCCTGAACATGGTGATGTATACTCTGCTGATGTTTATATCAGAGTGTTCTTGGATACTATGCAAACAGCAGTGTTTGATTCTGATGCAGAGAAGTTTAGTAATATGTCTCAGCACTTTCAGAACTTCGGTAGCACTGCTTTAGATTGGCATGGTGGTGACAAATGTGGTTGGATTCCTAGTAAGGAGAAGGAGAAACTACGAGGCGTAGATCCTATAGCTTACGCTAACGCAACTAAAGTTAAACTCTACAGACACGTATTTGGTTTGATGCGTATGGAGAAGCCTATAATTCCAGGATCTGATGAGAAGGTGGAGATTAATGAAGTTCCTTTTCGTATGAAGCTTGGACCTTCTAACTTCATGGAAGTGAGCAAGGTTATCAAGGCAATGATGCATCAACAGAGTAAGCCTTACAACCATGAGATGAAGATCTCGTTTAAACTAGAGAAGCGAGGTTCTAATAAGTGGTTTGTATTGAAGTATCAACCAATACTAACTAAGATGCATCCTCTAACTGATGAAACTAGGGGATTGATTACAGACTTTGTAGACTTAGTTAAGAGAGAGAATGAGCAAGTCTCTGATAGAATGCGAGAAAACTCAGAAGCAAAAACGGATGATGATTTTAGTGATATCATTGAAGGTTAATCATGGATCTCACAACTAAGTTAGAAGCTTTTCTAGCTGGTGAACCTAAGATACCCGACGACATAATATTTCGGGCTAGTCAGATGTTCAACAACAAACTAGGTAAGTTTAACTTTACGAGAAAGAGGGGAGCAGGTCTTCCCTCTATGTCTCAAGTGGGTAAGCCTTTCTGCCAACTCCATGCTGAGAAATTAGGATGGGATAAGGTAGCAGAGACTGACTCTTTTAAAATTAAAATGTTATACGGAGATATGACAGAAGTTATTGCAGTTGCTTTACTACTGGCTGCAGGGGTTGAAATAGTTGACCTAAATAAACGAATAGTGCTTCAGACAGAGGCAGGTGATATACGAGGTGAACTCGATCTTATTATACGTGAAGGTAACTCACATTCTCTGTGGGATATTAAGAGTGCATCGAGGTTTGCATTTGAGAAGAAGTTTGAATCTTATGATGCACTAAAGAATAACGATGACTTTGGTTATCTAGAACAGTTGTATGGATATACTAAAGCAGAAAGGAATGAGACACCTGATATAAAGGCTGGTGGTTGGATCGCTATCAACAAGGAGTCAGGTGAAATGAAAGTTGTTAAGGCTGATCCAGATGATGAGGAAGCGTATACAACTAAGATAAACGACACAATAGCTAAGTACCTCAAGGCTGATGAAAGTAACTTTGAACGTTGTTTTGAGGATGAACCTGAAACCTTTTATAAGAAACTAACAGGTAATCGTAAGTTAGGTAAGACTTGTTCATACTGTAACTTTAGATATTCTTGTTGGCCTGATTTAGTCTATGCGAAAAATCCAAGGTCCAAGTCGGCAACGGCATACAACTACTACACGGTCCTCAAAGATTAAAGTCTCCTCTGCCAAAGCTAAAGGCAGAAGATTGCAACAGTGGGTAAGAGATTACCTACACTCTAATCTAAAAGGTATAGAGAAGGATGATGTTACTTCTACTCCAGGTGGAGTCAACGGTCCTGATATAGGACTTAGCCCACTTGCAAGGAAGCTATTTCCTTGGACGGTAGAATGCAAGTCACGTTCATCCTTCTCTATTTATTCTGCGCTAGAACAAGCAGAGAAGAACCTAATAAAAGGAACTAAACCAGTTGCTATATTAAAGGGCGATAGAAAACGTCCTATGGCATTACTTTATGCAGAAGATCTAATGGAGATTTTAATATGTTCGATGACAAAAAACAAAAAGTAATACATCAAGTTACAGTGCCAGATAATACATTCTCTATCTTCTGTAATTACGATGAAGACACAAGAACTATTAGTTTATACGTAGGAGACTTTACATCTGATGAGTTAGCAGGTGGTCCTGCCCATGAGATGTTGCTAGAGATTGGTGACAGTATTACTATGATGCTTGAAGCCACTATACAGAATGCAGTCGCTCAATCTACTGGTGATGGTAAAGTAGAATTAAAACCAATAGAGAAAGTAAAAAACATAGACGGTAATATAATATATGCAAACTTTTCAAAGAGGATACACTAATGGCAGTCGATATGGTAAATCATCCACCTCATTATAATCAAGACAACATAGAATGTATTGATGCAATCGAGGCAGCAACAGGTAAATATTTTAGATATTATCTACAAGGTAACGTAATGAAATATCTTTGGAGGTTTGACTATAAAGGAGAACCAATAAAAGATCTGAAGAAAGCTCAATGGTATCTTGAAAGACTTGTAAAAGAAGTTACTCTTGAGGAGTATGAAAAGTACGGAGATACTTCCAGTGATAGTATTTGTTAGAATAACTGCTGATGTAGATAAGGATGCTTCATTCTTACCTGCTGATGGAGTAACAGGATTAGAGTCTGAGTTAAAAGACTTAATCTCTAATGCAATAAAAGATTGTATTGACGGTATAGATATTACTAGAATAAAGGTTATAATAGATGACATTTAAATCCAACATGAACCCAATGTTTCGTTCAAAGTTTTCAGAAGATATATTTAATTTAAAGTATGCTCATACAGGTTGTGATAGTTGGGAGCAGTTGGCTAGAGTGTTAGTCGAAGATGTATGTGGTAATTTACGTTCTGATGAAGAACCTTTAATGAAGAAGGAAGAACGTAGAGAACTACAGAGATATATTAAAGACCTAAAGTTTGTGCCAGGTGGTAGGTATCTTTACTATGCAGGTAGAGAGAGAAGATTTTATAACAACTGTTTCTTGTTAAAGGCAGAAGAAGACACAAGAGAAGATTGGGCTAACCTTAGTTGGAAGTCTGAATCATGTTTGATGACAGGAGGAGGTATAGGAGTAGACTACTCTGTGTATAGAGAGTCAGGTAGAACTTTAGGAGGATCAGGTGGTCTATCCTCTGGACCGATTCCAAAGATGCAAATGATTAATAGTATAGGTGCTAACGTAATGCAGGGTGGATCACGTAGATCTGCCATGTATGCTTCGTTACATTGGAAGCACAATGATATTCCCAGCTTTCTTACAGCAAAAGATTGGGATAAGATACCTGTAGGTGATACTGGATTTACTCTGAAGCAGATTAAGGAACAGGATTTTAACTTCCGCGCCCCTCTAGATATGACTAACATCAGCGTAAACTATGACACCGAATGGTTATTAAACTACTGGAAGACAGGAGATGTTGGTGAGGTATTTAAGAGTAATGTAAAGCAAGCACTTCGATCAGCAGAGCCTGGTTTCAGCTTTAATTTTATGGAGAATGAAGATGAAACACTACGAAATGCTTGCACTGAAGTATGCAGTGCTGACGATAGTGATGTTTGCAATTTGGGGAGTATCAATCTTGGGCGTATTGATTCTATAACTGAGCTTGCAAGAATTGTAGAATTAGGAACTAAGTTTCTAATCTGTGGTACATTGAGAGCAGAGTTGCCTTATGATCAAGTATATCAAACTAGAGAGAAGAATAGACGATTAGGTCTAGGACTAATGGGTATGCATGAATGGCTGGTAAAACGTGGAGAGAAGTATGAAGTTACCCCAACATTACATAGATGGTTATCGATATATCAAGGGGTTAGTGACGACACAAGTAAGAAATTTTCTAGTGAGCTATCTATATCCCAACCAGTTGCGAACAGGGCTATCGCTCCTACTGGTAGTATTTCTATACTCGCTGGTAGCTCCAGTGGGATAGAGCCAATATTTGCAGTGGCATACAAGCGTAGGTATTTACGTGGTGGTACTCGCTGGAAGTATCAGTATGTTATAGATTCTGCTGCACAAGAGTTAATAGATATGTATGGTGCTGATCCTGAGAAGATAGAGTCTGCATTAGATCTAGCAGATGACTATGAAAGAAGGATTAAGTTCCAAGCTGATGTTCAAGACTATGTAGACATGAGTATTAGTTCAACTATTAACTTACCAGCATGGGGATCTAAGTTTAATAATGAAGATACAGTTGATGACTTCACTAGAACTTTAGCATCTTATGCACATAGATTAAGAGGGTTCACTGCATATCCAGATGGATGTAGGGGTGGGCAACCTCTTTCTGTTGTTCCATATAGTGAAGCAATAGATAAGTTAGGAACAGAATTTGAAGAACACGTTGAGACACATGATATCTGTGAAATTACCAATTCAGGAGGGGTATGTGGCGTTTAAAAGACGCAGAAGATATCCTTATCCAATGAGGGATATCGTCCACCAAGGCAGGGTAGGGTTTAGACGTAATAAAAATAATCCCTTCCCTGTTACATCAGATAGGTATAGGGAGTGGCTGCGAGGCTACAACCTTGCTTACTACGAACAACTTAATCGTATAGGAGATAACGATGAAAGCTAAACTAATGGGAGGATTACTTGCTGTATGTTTATTTGCGTTTAATGTTTCCGAATCAAAAGCACAAACAAATCCAGGAACAAACTGTAGGAGTATGGAAGAGGCTGTCGCTTATTTGGAGAAAACTCATGGCGAACTTCTCTCGTTCAGAGGACTCTCATTGAGAGGACACGTTACTACTATCTATATGAACGAAACTACAGGCACTTGGACTGCTCTTGTTCTATATCCAAGTCTAGAACATAAGATGTGCGTAGTAGATTCGGGAACTATCGGAGAGAAAATAGATGGTAAAACTAATAATAAAGTGAATAGTGACCCTGCATACGATGGATTTCGTAAATTCTTTAATGTTAATGCAGCATATGAGTATTTATTGCGTATATTTGGGGTTCAAAACCCTGAAATCATGCGTAAGCCACTTTAAACGCTCATACAGCGCGATTAGGTAAAATTTGGACTATACCTACCAAAGACTATCGTTAGACCCCTTTCTCGCGCATCCTCCGAAGCCGATTTTTTAAAAAGTAGTCAAAAAATGGATAAAGATCACGTTGGAGTGAAGATTGTTACGAAAACACCACTACATACTATGGATTGGTATATAAAGTGGTTAGCAAGTATAATACTGATGATAGGAATGCTATTAACGTCTAATAACATCTACCCATTGAATTTATATTTTCACTTCATAGGTATAGGAGGTTGGCTAATTGTTGGTATGTTATGGAATGACAGATCGTTAATTGTTATTAACACCTTCTCACTAGCCATGATTGCAACAAGTTTATTTAGAATACATCTAGAACTATAGAAGGGAAAGGAGATGAACTTCAAAACAGTAATAAGTAAAGAAGATGGGGCTAAGTCAAGTAATAGTTTTGGCCTCTTGCGTGATGCTAAAAGATATGCTAGAAAGTATTCTAGTCCAGGTGATCACGTAAAGATTACTGAGTCAGGTAATAAAGAAGTATTTATTTTGTTTGATTATATTGTCGAAGATTGGAGAGACAAATGATTAAGAATTTACTAATAGCTAGTGGTATTATAATAGTACTTGCAATCGGTGGAGTTGCCGTTGCTGATACCAATAAATTTCTAGGTGTGCTTAGTGGTAAGTGCAGCTATACAGAAGATGGTAATTGGGTAGACCAGAAAACAGGTAAG